ACCTGCATCTGAAAAACTTAGCGACATCTATGGTGAAGCAGGTATTGATTATACCCAAGCCACTGGTGAGGCTGAGTTCCTTAAACAGAACCAAGACGCAGCAGAAAAGCGTAAGCGTTTAAAGTCTATGGAACGAGCAGCCTTTAGTGGCAGCACAGGCATGACAGGTAACGCTGGTCTTGCACAATCTACACAAGGTAGATTCTAACTAAAATCCCGAACGGACCGACCAGCCCCGTACGGCGTAACAGACTGGGAGTAGAAGCCAACACAGTTTCCCCGAACTATGTTGTGGTCTGCGATTCAACTAATGAAGAATGGGAGAACGGTTGCTATGACCAACCAATACTGGGACGAAGAAGAAGACGAAATGGATACAACTCCACTGAATGATGGCGATGCAATGAAACAATTGCGTAAGGCTAAGCGTGCAGATGAGAAGCGTATTAAAGAACTCACAGAAAAACTTGAAGCCTTTGATAAGGCTCAACGTGAGACCGTCATTAAGAAAGTCCTAGAAGATAAAGGCGTAAGTCCAAAGGCTGCACGCTTGATTGTCCGTGAACTAGATGGTGACATTACAGAAGATTCAGTTTCTAACTGGGTTGATGATAACGCCGAAGTATTCGGACTACAAGTACGTCAGCAACAGACGCCTGAACAAACAATTGACCGTGCGGCATTACGCCAGCAGGACATTGTTACTCAGCAGGCGTTTACGCCTGACCGCTCAGATGACACATTGCTACGTCTTAACAACGCTCAAAGCGCTGATGAGATTATTGCAATGATTCAATCGGGCGAATTTCAGTAAAACTCAACCGAACTAAACCCTCAGAAGGAGGTGCAATAAATGGCTAATGCATATGTATCTACCGCTTCCAACTCGCTTGGAGGTACAGTAGGAGCAGCAGGTCTTGTCCAGAAGGCATATGACCGTCTGATTGAGTTCGCACTACGTGCGCAACCACTCATCCGCTCAGTCGCAGATAAGACTCCAGCCCGTCAAAGCATCCCTGGTTCATCAGTTGTCTTGCAGCGTTATGTTGACTTGACACAGACTACTGCTTCACTAACAGAAACAGTTGACCCAGATGCTGTAGCAATGGCTACACCAACATACACCACAATCACACTCGTTGAGCGTGGTAACGCAGTACTCGTAACACGTGCGTTGGAACTCTTCAGCCTTGCTGATGTAGACCCAGCAATCGCTAACATCATTGCGTTCAACATGGCAGACTCAATTGACACAGTAGCGCAGAATGTTCTCGCTGACCGTGCAGCAGGTTCTATCATTAACGGTTCCGCAAACACTGGTTCTACCAATGTTCTTTACGGCGGAACAGCAACAACTTCAGGTTCACTTACATCTTCAGATGTTTTCACATCTGCTCTTGCACGTAAGACAACTGCTAAGTTGCGTTCAAACAAGGCTATCCCACGCAAGGGTTCACTCTACTGGGCTGGTATCCACCCAGAAGTTGCTCTTGACCTACGTGCGGAAACAGGCGTTGGTTCATGGCGTCAGCCACATGAGTATCAGTCAAATGATGCTATCTGGGCAGGCGAACTAGGAACATACGAAGGTGCATTCTACGTAGAATCACCACGTCTATTCTCTGACAAGACAGGTGCTGACCGCACTACATCAGGTACAACTGCTTCTGCTACATCAGCATCAGCAGCAACTGTTATCACATTTACATCTACATCAGGTCTAAATGTTGGTGACAAGGTATCTGGTACAGGTATTGCTTCAGGCGCAAAGGTTGCTGCTATTGATGGAACATCAGTAACAGTAACAATTGCTAACACTGGCGCTGTATCAGCAACAACTGCTATCACAATCACACCAGTAACAAAGGTGTTCAACACCTACTTTGCTGGACAGCAAGCACTTGCTGAAGCGGTTGCTGAGGAGCCACATGTTGTTATCGGACCAGTCGTTGACAAGTTGATGCGTCACCGTCCACTCGGATGGTACGGCGTACTTGGTCACGCTATCTACCGTCAGGAAGCACTCTACCGCGTAGAGACTTCTTCATCAATTGACTTTGTGTAAACAATAGTTAATTGACGATAGGGCAGGGAGAGCAATCTCGCTGTCCTATAGTAAATCAACTATAGGAGACTAATGACTACTTATATCTTAACCCCTCCAACGGAGGAGTACGGTCCAGCAGGCGGTGGACGTTTGTTCATTCGTTATCGCTTGACACGTGGTAAGAGTCTACAACGCAACAACGGCGTATGGTCTGAAACAACTTTTCCCACAGAAGATGTAATTGCAGATGCCGACATATTTTATTTAGGTGGACATGAATATGTCATACCTGAATATCAGGCTCAAGAACTAATTGCTCAGGGATATGGAGCATACGTAAGGGCGGAATAATGAGTAAGTGTATTGAAGAGGGACATGTTGGCAAAGTAGTTAAAGATGGCTACACGTTAGTAGATGGGCAGATGCATTTTACGGTAGAACTTTGGGGTTGTACCCGTTGTGATGCTACGTCAAAAACAGCATGGGAAGATGCTGGTGAATACAAGGCTAAACAAATTGACCACAGTGATTGTGATAATAACCCTTGCTTTGGTTGCAAGGCTAAAGGATTACAATTAGCAACTGGTGATGCATCAAGTCACATTATAAATGCTGGTATCACTCAAAAGAAGTGGGACAAAGAACTAGATTTCTACAGAGATGCACGTGCTCAAGGTGTACAACCTGAGGCAACTTCACGCAAGGCTGTAGAGAAAGCGCTAGAAGCATCAGAGGTTCTTAACAGACCTTACAGTGGTGAGACTATGCCAAAGGCAACACAAATTAATAAAGAAACCGTAGCAGTAATGAAAGAGATAGGACAAATCTAATGGCAGCAAAGAAGAAGGCAGCCGCTATGTCAATGAAGAAAGACATGGCACAGGATAAGAAGATGATGATGGGTATGAAGCCAGCGCAGAAGTCCGCCTTCAAGAAGGCTGACAAGAAGATGGATGTCAAGAAGCCATCTGCTAAGGCAGACATGCGTATGGACATGGCTCTTCGTAAGCGCGTAATGAAGAAGGGCAAGTAATTATGTGCACAGCATGTGGATGCGCAGACCGCCCAGTAACTATTGACGCACCAGTGCGTACAAACACCAAGAGTGCAGGAACCCCGTCTTATGTTGGCGGTTCATCTATTGGTGGACAAGAACTACACAACTCAGATGCAAGCGTAATCGCTGGTTGGAACACACCAGCACCATACGGAAAAGGAAACTAAACATGGCTAATGAATATATGAACTCAAACGTATTTGGTGCTGGACTACAGGTACCAGCAAAAGTACGTAAGGCTGCTACAGACAAGTCTGCTGTTAACAAGGACTTTGGTGGCGGAGTAGGACCAGGACAAGCCCCTATGTCAGCACCACGCTCAGGAGCAGGAACCGCTAACGGTCCAGCAACTGTAGTGCAGGGTGTTTACACACAACCTACAGTAGGTGGCGGTAAGTTCTAATGGCGGGTACACGCCGCGCAGCGGATGACCGTTCAAACATAAATAAGATTTACAAGCCTATTGCAGGTTACTTTGGTAATGCTGTAAAAGAAACTGGACAATATGCTAAGGCTGTTGTCAAAGATATTCTTGATGCAGATGCTGCGCAGAATACTCCACGTCATACTAGCAAGGGTGTTGTTATGGGTGTTAAGCCTAAAGATAACAAGGCTAAGGCTGAGTTTGGACAAGCAGTTGGAGCAATTGTAAAAGGCGCACGTTATGACAGTAAAGGAAAGCGTAAGTAAATGACAGACCCTAGACTAAAGCGAGCAGGAGTGTCAGGCTTTAACAAGCCTAAGCGCACACCAAACCACCCAAAGAAGAGCCACGTAGTTGTTGCTAAAGAAGGTAGCACGGTCAAGACTATTCGCTTTGGTCAACAGGGAGTTACTGGTGATAAAAAACCAACAGCACGTCAGGCTTCTTTTAAAGCCCGTCATGCTAAGAACATTGCTAAAGGCAAGATGAGTGCTGCATATTGGGCAGACAAGGTTAAATGGTAATGGCTAAAAAAGTTTGGGAAACACCTAACCCAAAGAAAAAATCAACACCACTTACACCTGCTGCCAAAGCGTCAGCAAAGGCTGCCGCTAAAAAGGCTGGCAGAAAATATCCTAATCTTGTAGACAATATGAGAGCCGCACAAAAGAAAGGCAAGTAATGACTACATACGGTACTGCTACGTACAATGGAACTACATACACTCTTTATGGATTTCCAGGTTCAACACTACGTGATGAATTAAATCGTCTTGCCAATGGTGGCGAATACCCAAATCGTCTTACATATAAAGATGATACTGGTGCAGCAAATGATTGGTGTGGCACTGACCCAGGACTGGGAATGACCGCTGCTCTTAATTTCAAAGCAGACCCAACCCGTGCTGCTAAAGACTACAAGGCGAATAACGCAGTTGCTAACGAACTGGCTGGAATGAACTTTCCTCCTAACCAGTACGTTGAAATCGTTACCGCATTAAGGACTATCGCTTCCTAATGGCAACTACGTTAACTGACCTTATTAATGACACGCAACTAAACCTTGCAGGTTTTACCTACCGTCAAGACCGCGCTACTTATCTTACTACTGAAATGTCTAGCAGTGACCTTAGCATTAAAGTTGCATCTACTGAAAACATTGGTAAAGGCATTATTGAAATTGATGACGAAATGATGTGGGTAGATTCATATGACCGTCAATCAAACACAGTAAGCATTGCTCCTTATGGTCGCGGTTATAATGGCACAACAGCAGCAGCACATAGCGTAAACTCTAAGATTACAATTGCACCTACATACCCACGTCAGGCTGTTAAGCGTGCAATTAACGACACAATTAATTCTGTGTACCCAAAGGTGTATGCAGTAGGTTCTACTCCAGTATCTTTCTTGGCTAGCCGTACAACTTATCCTGTACCGTCAGAAGCCATTCAGATTCTTTCAATGGCATGGCAATCAGTTGGACCAACACTTGAATGGCTGCCTATCCGCCAATGGCGTTGGGACCCAATTGCTTATGCTCCATCATTTCCAACTGGTAAGACCGTATCTATTTACGACAACGTTCTTCCAGGTCGTACTATTAATATTATTTATTCACACATGCCAGTAGAGTTACAAAACCCTACGGACAATTTTGAAAGTGTATCTGGTTTGCCAACCAGTATGAGAGACGTAGTTATTTACGGCGCTTCTTGGCGACTTGCTTCTTTCTTTGACCCAGCCCGTAATTCTATTACTTCTCCACAATCAGATGAAATTGACAGCAAGCGTCCGTATGGAACAGGTGCAAACGTAACTCGTCAATTGCAAACTCTCTACTTACAGCGTCTTGAAGACGAATCGCTTAAGCAGAAACTTCAGTACCCAACCCGCGTCCACTACGGTAGATAGGCAACCACATGACAGTCCGTAAATATACATCTCGTTCTCAACAAACAACGCTAACATCTGCTATTACATCTGGCGCTACATCAATGGCAGTTGCATCTGCATCTACATTGCTTGCTACTGTAGGTTCAGGTGAGTTTATAAATGGTGCTACGTTTACCGTAGTCATTGACCCAGATACAGCCATTGAAGAAATTGTAGATATTACGGCTGCGTCTAGTAATACGTTTACTATTACTCGTAGCGTTGATGCTACTGGCACAGCGCAAGACCACTCAGCAGGTGCTGTAGTCCGACATATGATTATTGGTCGTGACCTTCGTGAGTCTAATACTCACATTGAAGCAACTGGTCAAGTACACGGATTGCTTGCTACATCTGGTGTAGTTGTAGGTACTGCTGCTACTCAAACACTTACTAATAAAACACTGACTACACCTATAGTCGCTGGAGCGACTCTATCTGGTACTATTACTTCTACTGCTACTATTTCTGGTGGCACCCTGACAGGTGCAATTGTAACTGGATTAACTAGTTCGTCACTAGCCGACACGCAGGCAACTCCTAAAAATTATGTAGATGCTATACTTGTACTACAGACAGCCAGCCAAACAGCAGCAGCAACAAGCGCTGCAAGCGCAGCAACATCTGCTTCTAACGCAGGTACATCCGCTACAGCAGCAGCAACTTCTGCTGCTTCTGCTGCTACGTCAGCAACTTCAGCGGCAGCCTCTGCTACAACGGCTGCTAACTCTGTGGCTACAATTGCTACTTCAGCAACCAGCGCTGCAAATAGCGCTACGGCTGCTTCTACTTCAGCGTCTTCGGCTGCTACTTCAGCCTCATCTGCTGCTACATCTGCTACCAGCGCTGCTGCATCTGCCTCTTCTATTAGTGGAAGCGTAGCCGCTGCTGCGACTTCGGCTACCTCTGCTGCCGCTTCTGCTACTGCTGCTAGCACATCTGCTGCAAGTGCTGCTACAAGCGCCACAGCAGCCGCTACAAGCGCTTCTAGCGCTGCTGCTAGCGCTACTACAGCAGCCAACTCAGTAGCCGCTATTCAGACTTCAGCCACTTCTGCTGCCAACTCAGCATCAGCCGCATCTACGTCTGCCTCTTCTGCTTCTACTAGTGCTACCAGTGCCGCTAACTCGGCTAGCGCAGCATCTACTAGCGCTACCTCAGCAGCGGCTTCTGCTACCGCAGCCAGTACTTCGGCTACAAGTTCAGCAGCCTCAGCAACAGCAGCCTCTACTTCAGCCACATCCGCAGCAGCCTCACAAACCGCTGCTGCTACCAGTGCTACATCTGCTGCTGCATCAGCCACGGCTGCTACAACAAGTGCTGCATCAGCATCTACTTCTGCGTCAAGCGCAGCAACAAGTGCATCTGATGCTGCTACAACTTATGACAATTTTGATGACCGTTATCTTGGCGCTAAAACAACTGCTCCAACTACAGACAATGATGGCAACACACTTCTTGTTGGTGCTATGTACTTTAACTCAGTAACTAGTGTTATGGCTGTGTGGTCAGGTAGTGCTTGGGTTGCTATTAACACAACTAGTTCTTACTCAGCACCTACTATTGGTTCAACACTTATAGCATCTGGTACAACAATAGGAACTTTAAATGGTGTTACCGATATTGTCCTTACTGGACCAGGTAGTATTAAAGACGAACTCACCCTGCTTCTTATGGAAGCACTTTAGGAAAGGTAGTAACTAATGGCTACATTAACCCAGGCTCTTGCTAGAACAGCAGCAGCCACATCAAGTACCACTCTATACACAGTACCTAATACATCAACTATAACTGTTGTGTCAAACATTGTGTTGGCTAACGCAGCAACCTCAGCATCAACAGCAACTATTGCTATTGATGGCGTAGCGGTTGTTCCTGCTGTTTCTATTCCTGCTAACTCACTTGTAGGCTTTGACCTTAAGCAGGTTATTCCTGCTAACGCAACACCTAAGGTAATTACTGGCTTTGCATCTACAACTGCTGTGTCAATTCACATCAGTGGAGTGGAGATTTCATAATGGCATTTCAACAATACCCTCAAAAGGGTGGCATCCCATCAGGTAATACTGCTGGTCGCCCATCAGGTCCCGTAATAGGTGATACATATTACAATGGTCAATTAGAAATCTTAGAAATTTGGAACGGCAGTGCATGGGTCGCAGTATCTGCACCTCCAGCAACTCCATCACTTATTTCTGTAACAGATGTTGGTACTTCACTTGCCTTCACATCAGGTGGTACTTTAAATGCTGTTTTTGCTCCTGGTTCTGGTGGAGGAACACCTAGCCAATATAACGCCTTTACAACAGCAGGTGGTTTTACTGCTAGTTCTTCAAACACAACTGTATCATTAACTGGATTAACTCCTGCAACTTCTTTTACTGTATACGGTAATGCACAAAACAATTTTGGTACTACTGTTAATACTGCTAATGCAGCACCTGTTACAGCAACAACAACGCCTCAAGCGCCAACTATTGGTACTGCCACACTTGCTGGATTAACTGTAGATGTAACTTGGACTCTTGGTGCAACTGGTGGTAAAAATCTTACAGCAGTTACGGTTACTCCATATATTGGAGCAACCGCCCAGACTCCAATAAATGCTGCAACAACAAGTTCTACATCATTAAACATTACTGGTTTAACTGGTGGTTCTTCTTATACATTTAAAGTTAAAGCAACAAATGCAAATGGTAGTAGCGTAGAATCTTCTGCAACAAACTCTGTAACAATTCCAACTGCAATAAGTGCTGATTCACTTATTATTGCTGGCGGCGGCGGGGCTGCTGGTGCTTTTGATGTTAATGGTGATGGCGGCGGCGGTGGTGCTGGTGGTTTATTAGCGCACACTGGCACATCATTTAGTATTGGTACTACATATACCGTAACAGTTGGAAGTGGCGGTACGGGCGGTTCGGCTGGTGCTGGTGCTGGAACTCAAGGAACAACATCTAACATTACTGGGGGAGCGCTATCTTTAACAGCCACTGTTGGTGGTGGATTTGGAAATAGTTTTAGTAGTGGGACCGCGGGTGGTAATGGTGGCTCTGGCGGCGGTGGTGGAAATAATGGTCCAACTAACGGTGGTACTGGCACATCTACTGGTTCTCAAGGGCAAAACGGTGGCGGTGGTCAAACTTACAATGGCAATGAAGGCAGTTCTCGCGCTGGTGGTGGCGGTGGTTACAGCCAAGCAGGAAATACTAACGGTCAAGGTACTGGTGGAAACGGAACATCTACTTATAGT